AAAAGTTTACAAAATCGACATTTGAAGAATCATTAAGAGATATTTTTCCATTATTACAGAAAGTAAATGAAGAAGAATTGGAAAATCGTAGACTCAATCAAGTAGATAGAGTTAAAGAAATAATTTCAGCAAGAACAAAAAAGACTGATGAAATAATCAATGTGATATCTTTTGGTGGACCAAAAGATGGATACGACTACGAGCAGATTAAGAAGCAATATGCTGAACCTCGTACACCGGAAGAAGCGGCTCAAAAGAAAATTGATATGATAGCAATGACATTTGATGATTTAGCGGACAGAGTTGATGTAGATACATTAGATGACAAAAAAACGAAAAAGAAAGGGCACGACAGAGCGGCAGAATTGTCATTCTTCTTGACTGATATTGCTAATGATATTCGCAAGACTCCAGCAGGCGTTGATAAAGAAAGAATAAAAGTCGCTGGTCATTTATTGAAAATGTCTAAAGTAAAGATAGAAAAACAGACAAAAACAGCAGATGAAAATTGGGATGTGATGGTTGAACAAGCATTTTCAAAGTTTGACTCAGATAGAGTTCTGATTCAGGAAGAAAATACAAAAAATATGTCATTTTCTAGTTGACAAACACACATCAATTGTGTTATAATAAAAGGGAGTTAAGTGCTTCCTTTTTTATTGTTTAAATTATTTTCACAACAATCTTGAAGTTAAAAAAACATTCAAAAAGTAGCATTTAACTCTTGACTTTTGCAAAAAAGATAAGTATAATGGTATCATGCTTAAAAAATATATGATACGTTTAGGCTAATATAACTAATATACAACAAAACTAATAAAGGCTAATATAGGAGAATATAATGGCTACACTAGCAGAAATCCGTGCGAAATTACTCGCACAAGACAATAAGGCATCAGAAAACTCACAAGCAAATCGAGGCTCAGATGCAGTATATCCTTTCTGGAATATGGACAATGACAATACAGCAGTATTGAGATTCCTTCCAGATGGAGACCCCACTAACACATTCTTTTGGAAAGAACGTCAAGTTGTTAAACTTCCGTTTCCAGGTGTTAAAGGCGGCGATGAAGCAAAACGAGTAATCGTTCAAGTTCCTTGCGTTGAAATGTGGGGAGAACCATGCCCAATTCACGCAGAGATTCGTCCTTGGTTCAAAGATCCAGCGATGGAAGATTTAGGTCGCACATACTGGAAGAAACGTTCTTACGTTTTTCAAGGATTAATTGTTACCGATCCAATCGGTGGTGAAAAACCAGAAAATCCAGTACGTAGATTTATCATTGGACCACAAATCTTCAAGTTATTGAAGGCGGCTCTAATGGACCCAGATATGGATAATCTACCAACAGATTATGAACAAGGTACTGACTTCCGTCTTACTAAGACAACAAAAGGTCAATATGCTGATTATTCAACTTCAAGTTGGTCACGCAAAGAACGTTCATTAAATGAAGAAGAACGTGCGGTAATTGAAACGCATGGTCTTTTTAATTTAAATGAGTTCATGCCAAAACGTCCAACAGAAGATGATATGAAAGTAATCACAGAAATGTTTGAAGCATCTGTTGATGGTGAATTATATGATCCTGCACGTTGGGGACAATATTATAAACCTTACGGTTTAGATGTTCCTGCAGGAACTTCAACAACTAAAACTGCAACTCCAACTACTCCTAAAGTAGAAGAAGTTAAAGTAGAGGCAACAAAGGAAGAGACAGTAGCACCAGCAACTGCAACTCCTACACCGTCATCTGCGACAGTAACAGTAACCTCTGATGCACCGAAGGCCGATGCGGCAGATATCTTAGCAATGATTCGTAGTAGAAAAACTGACTAAGAACCAATATGAGTGTGGGGAGCAATTCCCACACTTTTATAACACATTAGGAGAAATACATGGCAAGAGCCTTTGATGCGAGTAAATTTCGCAAAAGTATAACGAAATCTGTTCCTGGTATGAGTGTTGGTTTTAGAGACCCAGATACTTGGATATCAACAGGAAATTATACATTAAACAAACTTATCAGTGGAGACTTTAATAAAGGTGTACCACTAGGCAAAGTAACAGTATTTGCTGGCGAGAGTGGAGCAGGAAAATCATTTGTTGCCGCAGGTAACATTGTAAAAAACGCACAAGACCAAGACATATTTGTAGTACTAATCGATAGTGAAAATGCACTTGATGAAAAGTGGTTACATGCACTAGAGGTAGATACTACACCAGAAAAATTATTAAAATTGAGTGTATCAATGATTGATGATGTTGCTAAAATCATCTCAGACTTTATGAAAGGGTACAGAGAAGACTATGGAGACACACCAGACGCAGAACGTCCAAAAGTTTTGTTTGTGATTGATAGTCTAGGAATGATGATGACCCCAACCGATGTTGACCAGTTTAATAGAGGTGATATGAAAGGTGATATGGGTCGTAAGCCAAAAGCATTAGCATCATTAGTACGCAATAGTGTCAATTTGTTTGGACAATATAATGTAGGATTAGTTGCTACGAATCACACATATGCATCACAAGATATGTTTGACCCAGATGATAAAATCTCAGGTGGTCAAGGATTTATCTATGCATCTAGTATTGTAGTAGCAATGAAGAAACTTAAGTTAAAAGTAGATGCTGACGGAAATAAAACTAGTCAAGTACATGGTATCAGAGCGGCATGTAAAGTAATGAAAACTCGTTACTCAAAACCATTTGAAAGTGTACAAGTTGAGATTCCTTATGAAACAGGAATGAACCCATATAGTGGATTAGTTGAATTTTTTGAGGCAAAAGGGTTACTAGTAAAACAAGGTAACCGATTGAAATATATAACAAAATCAAGCGAAGAGATGATAGAATTTCGTAAGAATTGGACATCAGAAAAACTTGATATTGTTATGAGTGAGTGGAATGATGAAAATCTAGACGATGAAAAACACGAGTTAGAGCAACATGAGTCTGAGGGATAAAATATATAGAAATATATAGCAATATATATAAATACATTGCTTACACATATTAAGATATACTAAGAGGAGACTTTTTTTGGAATCAGAATCACTTTACGAATTATGGGAAACTTTAAAAAGTTATATTCCCGCTAAAGATAGAATAGAAGCAGGTGAAATGTTTATTAAACAATGTGACGACTTAGGAATGAGTACCGAAGAAATTGGAGAATTGATTGACGGTGATGAAGTCTTAGAAGTCGCATTGAATAGATTTTTTGATGAAGAAGATGATTATGATGATTGGGACTAATGAATTGGTATAGCAACATAGTAAAAGACTGGAGTGAAATACCCAACTTTATTCAATTTTTTGAAAAAGAACTCACGGACGCAAGAAAAGAAGTAAAGATACATGGAAACATTGAGATGAATTCTACTCGACTTCCTGCATATGTTGAATTACGTTTCGGTCAATTACAAGAGATAGAAGCAATATTAGAACATTTAAATATTCAATTACGCAGAAAGAGAAGTCAATATTTAAGAAAATATTTAGAGAATTATAACAAAGTTTTAAGTAGCAGAGATGCTGAGAAGTACGCAGACGGCGAAGATGAAATTGTTGCAATTGGGGAATTGATAAATCAAGTAGCACTTATAAGAAATCAGTACCTAGGAATAACAAAAGGATTCGAAATTAAACACTTCCAACTGACAAACATTATCAAGTTACGTGTGGCAGGAATGGAAGACTCAGAGATTAACACATTTTAGGGTAGAGAAAAAAATGGCTAGTATTCAAATAGTTAAACGAAATGGAGAAAAAGAAGACTTAGATTTAGAAAAAATGCACAAAGTTGTTTTTCAGGCATGTAACAGTATTAATAATGTGTCTGCTAGTGAAATTGAATTAAAATCACATATTCAATTTTACAATGGAATGACAACTAGTGAAATTCAAGAAACATTAATCAAAGCGGCAGCCGAATTAATAACAGAAGAGTTACCAAACTATCAATGGGTTGCTGGAAACCTAATCAATTATCACATTAGAAAAGAAGTATATGGCGCTTTCAAACCATGTCATCTTTTAGAGTTAGTTAATAAGAATGTTGAATCTGGATTTTATGATGAATCATTACTAACTGACTATACAGTAAATGAATGGGAAAAGATTAATGGTTTTATCAAACATGATAGAGATTTTGACATCACTTATGTTGGAATGGAACAGTTCCGTGGAAAATATTTAGTTCAGAATAGAGTTACAAAACAACTTTATGAAACACCACAAATGTCGTATGTGTTAATTGCGGCAACATTATTCAGTGAATATCCAAAAGAAGAAAGATTAAAATGGGTCAAAGATTACTATGACGCAATTAGTACTTTTGATATCTCATTACCGACTCCTGTTATGGCAGGTGTTCGTACTCCACAAAGACAATTTAGTAGTTGTGTATTGATTGAAACAGATGATTCGTTAGACTCAATTAATGCTACGACTAGTGCTATCGTTAAGTATGTTTCTCAAAAAGCGGGAATTGGCATCGGTGCAGGAAGCATTCGTGCTATTAATTCACCAATCAGAAATGGCGATGCTAGTCATACAGGTGTAGTTCCTTTTTATAAAATGTTTCAAGCAGGAGTAAAATCATGTTCACAAGGTGGTGTTCGTGGCGGTGCGGCTACATTATATTATCCAATTTGGCACTATGAAGTAGAAGATTTACTTGTATTGAAGAACAATAAAGGTACAACAGATAATCGTGTTCGACATATAGATTATGGAGTTCAATTCAATAAACTTATGTATGAACGTCTAATGTCAGGTGACAATATTACATTGTTCTCACCACATGATGTTCCTGAGTTATATGATGCATTCTTTAATGACCAAGATAAGTTTCGTGAACTTTATGAAATGGCAGAACGCAAAACATCTATTCGTAAGAAAACAGTATCTGCCCTTGACCTATTTTCGTCATTTATGACTGAACGCAAGAACACTGGTCGCATCTATTTGATGAATGTTGACCATGCTAATGACCATAGTTCTTTTGATTCAAAAGTGGCACCCATTAAACAAAGTAATCTATGTTGTGAAATTACTCTTCCAACTAAGCCACTGAATAGTATAGTAGATGAAGAGGGCGAAATTGCTCTCTGTACACTAAGTGCTATTAATTGGGGTAATATAAGAACACCAGAAGAATTTGAGAAACCATGCGAGTTAGCAGTTAGAGGACTTGATGCATTATTGAGTTATCAGAACTATCCATTAATCTCAGCCGAGTTAGCAACGATTAATAGGAGACCTTTAGGTGTAGGCATTATTAATTTTGCGTATTGGTTAGCAAAAAATGATATGACTTATACTGATGCTAACTTAGAGTTAGTTGACGAATG